ATTGAGTTATATGTAACTCAAGGTACTGCTGGGTCATTAAATGCAAACAATGCAGTTATGACTGCCGCAATGATAAGGGGAACATAATGTCTTTATATGAACAAATATTAGCAATTTATCCAACTTTACAGACATCTGATTTTGTTGGTCCAAATGCAACCATACATTTACAAGATGATTCTGATGGGAAAGGTCCATATATAAAATCTTGGACTAATCCAAATCCACAGCCAACTCAAGAGCAATTAGAGGCAACAGGAAAATAAAATGGACTATAAATGGCAAATAAATGAGTTATCTGCTGAAAATGGTTTAATCACCCATGCAAAATACCATTTGACCTTAAGTGATGATACAAATTCTGTTGAAACAGAAGGTAATTGGTGGTTCAAAAACCCAGTTTTAAATATTCCATTTGACCAAGTTACAGAAGAAAATGTAATTTCATGGCTAGAAAATGATGCTATTAAAGATGGAGTAAATGTAATAAAATCAAGGTTAGAAGAACAATTAGCTATTTTAGAAAAATCTAATGTTGTTGTGCCTCCTTGGAAACCACAAGTATTTACACCAAATGTTTAGGAGTTAAATAGATGACAACATATAATCTTTCATTGTTTGCTGGTGCAGGAGCACAGTTTTTTGATAACAATGGAGTTCCTCTTGCTGGTGGTTTGCTTTATACATATTTAGCAGGAACTACAACTCAAACAGCTACATATACAACTAGCTCTGGATCAATAGCTAATTCAAATCCTATTGTTCTAGATTCTAGTGGTAGAGTCCCAAATGAAATTTGGTTAGTTTCTGGAACTACATACAAATTTATATTGCAAACAGCATCTGCTGTCCAAATTGGTTCTTATGACAATATTTCTGGAGCTAATGATAGTTCTGTATTTTTAACACAATTAGCAAGCACATCTACTTTTGGTTCAACAGGTGCTGATTTAGTTGGATTCAAACAGGCAAATTCATCTGGTTTTTTAACAAGTGCAGTTGCTTTAACAGTTGCTAAAAAATTAGAACAAACTGTAAATATTAAAGATTTTGGTGGTGATCCAACAGGTGCAACTGATTCATCTGGTGCTTGGGCAGCAGCAATGGCATCTGAAGCTAGATTTATAGATGCTTCTAATGCAACTTGGTTAATAAATTCAAGTATTACCATTCCAGGCTACACTTCTGTTGATATTAGAGGTGCAACAATTACTGCCAATACTGGCTCAACACCATTATTTATATTCAATAATAATGAAGGAATAGAAATAATTGGTGGTGGTGGACTTATTCAAGGAACTGCTGGATCAGTTTTGCAATGTAATGGTACAACTAATCAACCATCTTCTGTGGGGAATTATTCAAGACAAATTAGATTGATTGGACTGCATGTTACAAGTACAACTATAAATTTGTTCTTAGACATGGAAAATGCAGTTCGTCAAGTCTTCATTGATGATTGCATGAGTTATACAGTAAATGGAATTTTAAGCAATGGTGCAAATGTTGAAGTATTTATAACCAATTCTTTGATTTATAGTTCAACAGGAGCAACAGGAACTTATGGTATTAAATTAAGAAGTCCAGGTGGTTCATCTTACTTCAATCAAGGTTTTGCAGTAAATAATTGCACTCTAGATAATTTTAATAATACTTTTGATATTAGTGATGTATTTGTATTTCAAGTAAACAATTGTTATATTGGATGTATATCTTCAGGTAATACATTTAGTTTTACCTATGCAGCCAATACCACAAAAACAGAAGCAATTATGGTTGGTGCTGGTACTGTTTTATACGGTCCTGTGGTTTTTAATAATTCTTCTGGTGGTTCTAATTACAGAACTTCATTTAATAATTTTGAAATTTATGTAAATGCAAGTAGTGGTTCAGGATTTACTATTGGCAACAATTCATCTAATATTACTATTAGCAATGGTAGATTTATTGGTGCATCTTCAAATATTGGAATAGTAACAACCAGTGGAAATAATAATTGTTTGTTTTCAAATTTACAATTTGATAATAATTTTTCATCAGGAATTATAATAAATGATACTACTGGATCAGGTTATGGCATAAACAATATTACTTATCAAGGTAGTGGTAATGATTTTTATTCTAATACTGGTCCAGCTAATATAGCTAATTTGCCTGTTTATAATTCAACAATTGCATCTTACAAACAATCATTTGTACAAGCGCAAGGAACTTTTGCAACAGGTTCGAATATTTCATCAATAACAGGTAGTTTTGCAGTTGGTGAAACAGGTGATATTGTTATTGCTTTGGCTTGTACAGGGATGAATGCTTCAACTCAGTTATTTACTGTAAATCCTCCTACTGGAATGGTTATACCAAATGGTTCTGGTTGGTCTGCTGGATATATTTATACAAGTACAGCATCTGGTTATATTTCAATCAGAATACCTTACTATATAGCATCAGCTATATCATCAGGTACTTTGTCAATTACAAATACAACTGGTAATTCTGTTACAACTAATTACCATAGCTATTTTGGCTATGAAAGGAATTGGTAATATGACAACACCTAATGATATTATCAGCAGAGCATTAAAAGATATTGGTGCTTTGGAGGCAGGAGAAGTTCCTACTCCAGAGGCAAGCCAAGATGCTTTTGATATGTTGCAAGATATGTTAGATCAATGGTCTAATGAAGATATGATGGTGTTTTACAAGAATGAAATCATATTTCCTGTTGTATCTGGACAAACTCAATACACTATTGGTCCAGGGGGTCAGATTGGTGCTATCTTTACTGGAAGTATTACTGGTAATGTGCTTACTATTACTTCTATCCAGTCTGGTGGTATTTCTCTTGGTCAAACTCTTAGTGGAACTGGTATTACATCAGGTACTACTATTGTTCAAATGTTAACTGGGGCAGGAAATAATGTAAATGAGGCAGGCACTTATTTGCTTAATAAGACTTATTCAAGTCCTATATCCAGTGAGACTATTAATTCCTACTACCAAAGACCTTTGAGGCTTAATTCTTGTTTTGTTAGGATTAATACATATTCAAATGGTCAGCCAATTACAAATGGGGGATTAGATTATCCTGTTTCAGTGTTGAATATTGAACAGTATGAGATGATTGGGTTGAAGACTCTGAATGGACCTTGGCCGAAGGCTGTGTACTATGAACCCACAGAGACTTTGGGGAATATCTATGTGTGGCCGAACCCCAGCCAAGGGGAAATGCACATCTTTGTTGACCAATTGTTCCAAAGATTCACCACTCAATTTGACACCATAAATTTGCCTCAAGGTTACAACATGGCTTTGAGATGGTGTTTGGCTGAGAGACTAATGCCTATGTATGGCAAGGCATCTGCTACACAAATCCAAATGATTATGAAGTATGCTGCCCAGAGCAAGTCCACAATTAAGAGGACAAATATGAACCCTGCTATTGTTTCTACTTATGCAGATTCTTTGTTGGTTGGAAGACAGAAGGATGCTGGGTGGATACTTTCTGGGGGGTTCTTTAGATAATGGCTGATTTTGGCTTTGTCGGCCCCTCCTATGAAGCAGCCTCCATTTACCAGGAAGCTCAAGAGTGCATTAATTTCTATCCAGAGATTGATCCACTTAAAGAACCTGGCAGTAGGGGTGTAGTTGCCTTATATCCAACTCCAGGCTTAACTTCTATATTGCAATTGAACAATGCCCCTGTGCGTGGGATGCGAACCCTCAGTGGTGGCAAATATCTAATAGCAGTAGTTGGTAATATTGTTTATTCAATAAATAATGCCTATGTTTATACACAAATTGGGACATTATCCACATCATCTGGATATGTCTCTATTACAGATAATGTAACTTCAAACAATGGTCTAACTGCCTACATTGTGGATGGTTATTTTAGATATACATGGGTTGCATCAACAAATACATTTGCAGTATTGCCTAGCTCTGATGGACCTTGGCAAGGTGGAACAATTTGTGATGTTGTGGATAACTATATCCTTTATAACCAGCCTGGCACACAACTTTGGGCTGCTACTGATTTAGGTTTGGCTACTAGCACAAATGCTTATTATGGCTCTAAAGATGGTGCTCCTGACCCATTAGTATCACTTATTGTGGATCATAGACAAGTATTTTTGCTTGGTGAGTTTACATCTGAAATGTGGACTGATGTAGGTAATGTGATTAATGGAATTATTAGTTTTCCATTTCAAAGAGTACCAGGAACATCACTCCAACATGGATGTGCAGCACCATTTTCTGTAGCTAGATTTGGTGAACAATTTGCTTTTGTAAGCCAAGACTATAGAGGGCAAGCAGTTATTGGGGTAATGCAAGGATATTCATTTAAAAGAATTTCTACACATGCTGTAGAGCAAACTTTGATGAACCAATATATTGCTGATGCTGTTGCTTATACTTATCAGTTAGATGGTCATGAATTTTATGTAGTTACATTCCCAACTATTAATATTACTTGGGTTTATGATTTGGTATCTGGCATGTGGCATAAATGGCTTTCTTGGGATGGAGAGCAATTTAACAGACATAGATCAAATTGTGGTGTATTTTTTAATAATGTTTATTTGGTTGGTGACTATCAAAACGGTCAAATCTATCAATTAGACAATGCTGTTTATACTGATGCTGGTAATACTATTAGAAGGCTCAGGAGAGCACCACATTTAGTAACTGATTTGCAAAGGCAGTATTTTGCTGAATTACAAATACAGTTTCAGCCAGGTGTAGGTCTAGAGACTGGTCAAGGTAAAAACCCTCAAGCTATGCTCAGGTGGTCAAATGATGGTGGTTCTACATATTCCAATGAACATTGGTGCACTATTGGAGCTGTAGGAAAATACAAAAATAGGGCAATTTGGAGAAGATTGGGCTGGTCTAGAGACAGAATTTTTGAAGTTAGTATTACTGACCCAGTAAAAGCTGTTATTGTTTCAGCTAACCTAAAAGCAGAAGGGGGTGAAAATTGACAGTCACATCTTCTGGTTCAGGTGGCAATCTCAATATACCTAGAGTCCCATTTGTTGATCCTATAAGTGGGATGCCTGCTTTGCCTTGGATGCTTTGGTTGCAAAACCCTAGTGTTAATGCCATTTCTAGTGCAAATGGAATTGGTATTAGTTCTGGGGGTACTGGAATAACTACAACTCCTCAAAATGGTCAAATATTAATAGGAGCTGGATCTGGTTATGCTCTGGGCAGAATTACAGGCAGTACAGGCTTAAGTGTTACAAATGGTTCTGGTACTATTTCCTTAACCAATACTGGGGTAACTTCATTAGTTGCAGGCTCTGGAATATCTATTTCTAGTGCCACAGGAGCTGTAACATTATCAAATTCTGGTGTTTTGTCATTTTCTGCTGGTTCTACAGGGCTGACACCATCAACTGCTACCACTGGAGCTGTAAGTCTTGCAGGGACATTAAATGTGGCTCATGGGGGTTCTGGAGCTAATACTTTAACTGGTTATCTATATGGAAATGGGACAAGTGCTTTTACAGCATCTACTACAATCCCATCAACAGCAATTACTGGCTCTACATCTGGTCTTTCTGTAACAATAACAACAGCAAAAATCACACCAGTTACAGGAACAAATGGCAGTATGACATTCACAAATGGCATTTTGACAGCACAAACTCAGGCAACATAATATGAATTTAGCTGATATTTTAAAAGCAAATGAAGGATTGATGGAATTTGACCCTCAAATTGTTCATCATTTCTCTGATGGTTTATATGCCAAACAGTTTGTATTGCCTAAAGACCATTTTATTGTCCAACATGCCCATAAATATAGCCATTTAAGCCTTTTGGCTAAGGGAAAAGTGATAGTAAGGACTGACAGCACAGAAGAAATGTATAGTGCTCCTTACTGTTTTGAAATAAAATCAGGGATAAACCATTCTATTCAGTCCTTAGAGGATTGTGTATGGTTTTGTATTCATGCAACAGATGAAAAAGACCCATCCAAAGTGGATGAAGTCTTAATTCAAAGGAGTTAAAAATGCCTATAGGACTTGGTGCTGGTATAGCAATTGCAG